TTACCTGACCCCTTGCTTATATCTAATGCAAGAGCCAACAACTCCTGTGCATCTTTTGTGTTTTTTGTTGAGGTAGCCAATCTCTGCAATGCTGGTCTTAATTCATCATCTGAAACACCAGTTGCCAAGGACATCTTTGTTATCATGTCCTCAACAGCCTTTATTTGACCATCAGTAGCCCCTGTTGTGGCTTTTAACGCATCGGATAATCTTTTCTGTGCTTGCTCATCCTCTATGGCAGCCTTGACCCCATCAATGGCTAATTTGCCAGCATAAGCACCCGCAGCAGCAGCAGCAATGGCAAAAGCAGCGCCAGCCTTTTTCCCAAACTCAGAAATCTTGCTTGAGTTATTCTCGACCGCTTTGTCAGCTTCGCCAAGTTTCTTTTTTAAGTCATCAACATCGGCAAGGATCGATAACTTAAGCGTTCTATTACCGGTTGCCATTAGATCCATTCCTTAATAATGCGATCAAAACTTTGTTCCCATTTGTTAATCAATTCAGGCTGAATTCTGCGAAGGGTTGGATATATGAACCATCCTCGAGATCCACGACCTTGCCTCCCAGAATAACTGGGAAACTGTTTGAACTTATTTGAACCAAACTCAATGCCACCCCATAGGGTTTGCGTAGTAGCACCACCTGAAAACTTTTGTCGTGCGAAGCCGTAGCTGAACTCACCGATCTTGCTCGATTTAGAGATGCTAACGCCGTCTGCGACTCTCTCCGCAACCTTGCCAGCCTTTGTTCTAGTTCTAGCTGCCTGCTTAATTTCCTCTGATGCAAAATACGCCAAAGCAGCAGATTGCGCTCTTGCTTCCTCAGTAGCCTGTTCATCCATAAGTTTGAAGGCTTTATAAATATCACGCAAATCTTTTTTATTGTAGGCGATAGTTTCATTTGCCATATCTTGCCTCCAATACTTCGATCGCTGTTAATATGTCATCCGCATCAACCCATTCACTCATTGGTATTTGTGTGGCTATTGCCAACTCAACCAATAATCTGCTTAGGCTTCCTGCTGGGTGGCTTTTGGGTTTGCATCACCGACAATGACATCGCTGACTGTTTCCATCCAAGCCTCAAATGGTTTAACTGGCTTCCCGGCATTTTCTCGCTTATGAGCGTTATATGCCAAGAACATAAGATCCCACATTCCAAGTTTATCTTTTGCTTGGCTTATGGTATGACCAGTTTGCTTTTCCCATTTTGCCCACTCAGGCGGTTGGGCTACATAAGTGGCTTGCTCGCCTGAGTTATATTCAATTGTGATTGGTAGTTTCATTTTGCTCCCGTTGTTAGATTTTAACTAAATGTTTCTACTACTTCTCCGCGTGCGACTGGGAAAGTGAAAGATACTGTTTGAGCATCTACTCCTGATCCGCCAGCGGTTGGATAAACTGGCAATACTGGGAACACAAATTGCGCACCAGTTGCAGTTGTTAAGGTAATTGAAATTTCTGAATTTGGTGCTGAATCACATGCTGTCCAAAGTGCTTCGCAAACTGAACTTGTCTTGCCCCAGTCAGCTAACATATCTAATTGGAATGATCCGGATACATTTACCACTTTGTAGGCTTCGCCATCAAGTGTTTGGTAAGTTTGACGATCAAACTCTTTTGTTAATACAGCATTAGTCGCCTGTGCTTCGATGTCTGTTCCACCTGTGAAAGACAACGAAATATCGCGACCGGTAATTACTGTGGTTGCCATGATTTCTCCTTATGCGGTTTGTGTGTAGTAGGTAGATACTCGAACATCTGCAATCAGCAGCGTTGATGCACCAACTTGTGAAACTGTTGGTCTTTCGACCGAGCTGACAACATATCCTGTTGGGATAACTGCCAGAACACTCATAATCAATTGCTCGATATTATCGAGCGATGCAGGATTGCTGTTATATGCAACTGCAACTGAAATAGTAAAATTGATCTTGGTATGAATTGTGCTTTTGTTAATTGTTTCTAATTCTAAGTAAGGTGAATCTGGAACAACCACCACAGCTGGTGGAATTACGCTCTCAGGCACGAATGAATAAACATTTCCTGCAACTCCTGCTAAAGCGGTTGCAAGTGGTGTTCTAACATCTGAAAGAATTGTGCTTGGCATTTATTGAGCCATGCCTTCGGTGTCTATGTAAGCACCCAATAAACCAACGCATTTATTGTAAAGCGATCTGCCCATCCTGAACGGAGTTGCAGTAAAATCAACGCCCTCTATTTGTCCTCCACCGGCAAGTCTTGCTTGGAATACTTCGACTGAAACTGTATAGACGGCTGACTGAACAGCTGCGTTTCCAACATAAGTTGATCCGCCAGAAAGGGCAGCAACTCCGGATGGGATGACATTAGTTTCGAGTAAATCGGCATTAGTGATCGATTGTGAAAAGGTATATTGTCCAAGATTATCTGCCAAGACAACTCTTGTGCCGTTGTATGGGCTTCCGCATCCTGTGATGACGACTGACTGTCCTTCGGTAAATTCATGAATTCCTAGTGTAGTAAAAGTAGCGACATTATTTGTCAGCGATACTGATTGAATTGGGCTCTTGAATGAAACAAGCATTGGCAAAATAACAGATTCTGAGGTATCAATAATTTGATTCAAATAACTGTCAGAATACAAAGATGATGACACACCAAGCACAGATCTCAACTCTGAAGCTGTAATTATGGTTGGCATGTCATCCCCTTTTGTTCTCCCTTAAGTGGATGCCTAGGATCGGGAGCAACCCTAGGCACTCAGTTAAATTGATTAGTTCTTGTTGAAGTGAACTGATCCGTTTGCAACCTTAGTTGCTAATGCTCCGTAGCCATAGTAAGCAACAGATACTTGACCAGTTGCTGTAATGTCTGAACGAAGTTGTAGGCGTGGGCTCTCATACCAAGTGTATGACTCTGGATTGATTACAAACATTGATCCATCGCCAGTTGTGTAAGTAAGAGCTGAAAGTGAACGAGATACATAAAGATCTAGTCCTGCAACATTTCCACGAAGTGATTGTGGTCCAACTTGACCGCCTGCGTTTTGTGGTTGTGATGCATTGTAGATTGGGCGACCTGAATCGTTGTAGCCCATGATGTTTGCCCATTGCTCAGGTGAAACAACAATGTTGCGAGCAAAGCCAAGTGAGTTTGAATAAACTAACTGTGCTGCCTGTGCTGCGTAAGCCAAAAGACCAGCAGCTGTGTTGTCCTGTGCAGTTGTAGCAATTAAGCCAGATGAAATGATTGCGTTTGCAACATACTTATCGGTTTCTTTTGCATAAGCAAATTCCATTTGACGAACTAACTCGTCAAAGAATGCTGGTGATGAACGATCTAATAGTTCAACTGAGAATGTCTGACCGCCAGCAAATTTCTTAACATTTACTGTTGTGAAAGATGATGTCATGTCGGTTGTGTCGATGTTTGCTGCTTCAGCTTCCTCAGCAACTGTTGGAACTGCTGTGATCTTAGGAATTTCAAATGTCATTCCTGATGCTGGAAGTGCTCCACGAGAAATTGCATCGATTGCTCCACGATCGCCATTTGATAGACCATTGATGATCTCTTGTGATTGTGGTGTTGGGATTAAACCAGCAACTGTGCTAGTTGTGTCAGCAGCCATTACATATTGACGGCTTTCATCATTGCCTAGAGCAGCGCGAACTGAATGCTCTAAGTAAGTTGCTTTTGAATTGATTGGTGAGCGTGGCTTTGTATAGGCAACAGACTGAGCTGCCACTACGACCACAGGCTCAGACTTTGCAGCTTCTACCGCTTCGGTTGCGATAGGAGCATCTGAAGTAATATCAGACACTTTGTCCTCCTGTGTTGTTTGATCCTCAGCGGTTGCTTCGGAATTCTCTGGTGTATTTGTTGCAACTACTTTTTCAACTTTTGCTGATGCAATTGCTGGGTCAGATACCAAACTGACTTCGGCTAATGAACTTTTTGAAATGACCATTGCGCCATCTTTGTTATCCCATGCATCAACCATTACGCCAACGGAAAATCCATCACGCAATCCAGTTGCTGCTTCCTCAAGCGCATCATCAGCTGCAAAAGTCTTTGCTAGTTTGAATGTGCCTTCAAGACCCTGGTCGTTTGCAGTTATATCAATTAACTTTCCTAAAGGTCTTGTTTTGTCATGCTCTAAAAGTAATTTGACAGGCTTTGAAAAATCAATGCTGTCTTTAGCAAATACAGTTTTGCCGGCTGATGTATTTCCAGCCTCATTCCAAGAAACAATAGTTCCTGAGATTGTGCGCTTGTTTGTATCGGCTGCGGTTATGGTAATTGGGAAGTTAATCTTCATCGGATTAAGTCCTCCTCCTCTTGGATTTGTTCGACACTCATTGCGCCGATTCGGTTTAGGATTTCATAAACTTGAGCACGCTCTAAAGCAGAACCTCTCAAGAAATCATCAATGTCAAAACGAACTTCAACACCATTAGGCACAAAATCAGCAGCAGATAATCTTTGTTCAATTGGCGTAATGATATTTCTTAAGCTGAAATCAATAAGTGCTTTTCTTTCCATTACTGTCGTGCTATAAGTCATGCTGGTAGTTTCAGCAGATAAGAATGATGCCGGAATACCAACTGCTCTTGCAATTTCAGTTGCAAGGTATTGGCGTGCTTCATTTAATTGTAATTTTTGCGGATCAAAACCAAGTGCGTTTAATTCAACATCAGCATTTAAGAATGCAGTCGCTCTTGTGTTTCTAGCAACCTTCCATGATTCTAAAAGTTTTGTAATTCGCTCTGGAGTAAGGTTTGTGCCATTTGACTTTAACACCATTGTAGGAACTGGCTCTTTTGCATAAAGTTCGGCAGCCTTTTCCAATTCCTGTGCAGCTCTAATTGTGCGACCTGCTCGATTTAATACGCCTTCATCTAATCCGCTAAATACAATTAAAGATCCGATGCCTGATGCTGGAACATGCATGCCATCAACCATGTATGAAGTAATTTCAGTTTGATTTGCATTTAGATTATAAGTAACTCTATCTGGTGCAACTCTTGTCCATGCTCTTACTCGACTATTATCTGATGCAGCATAAGAATCTAATACTTGACCATAAGCAACGCCATGAAATAACAAATCCTCAGCGATCCATGCATAAATTGCCGATCCAGCAACTCTTGGATCTGGTTGCATAATAACTCTGTTTGGATCTAAATGTTCTTTTGTAAAATGATTGTAAGTTTCTAAAGGTAATGATCCAATTGTTGAGCAAATAATATTTCTTGCTCTTGCAACCGAAGGAACTGACATTGCTTGTTCTCTTGTTGCAGTTTGTGCGCCATAAAATAATCCGCCAACAGCAGCTTGCAAATTGTAAGGTGTATTAGCAGCAGCTACATCTATTGTTGGTGTAATTGCGTTATTTGTCAGAAATCTATCGAATAATCCCATTAAGGTATAATATACCATAAAGTCCGATTTATCCTACTTGTATATCAATTTCCGTTTCAGGTTGTGTCGCAAAATAAGTTGCTAACGCCGAAGCGACAGCTGCACAAACTGCCACTCGACTAGCACGCCTTCCAATGATCCATGACCCATCCCCATAGGGCAGTTTCGCAGCGGAAAGCGTTTGTTGGGTAAGTTCATCTTGCCCACCATGTTGCAACCTATGGCTATTGATCGCCCCGAGCCATCGATCGCAACTTTCAGCATATATCGCCCCATCCATGTCTGTAATGGGAATTCCAGCTGGAACTAGCCGACTTGCTACGGCTTGTGCAGTCCTTTTGGAATAAGCGACAGTCTGAACATTATATTTTCTTACATAAGGTGCAATATCATTTGCAACCGCTAAATCATTTATTGAATAATCATTTGACCAAGTATGTAATAAAACAAGGTTAAATCTTTCGCCACTTAATTTCTGAGTAGCAACTAATGCGCCAAACTTACGATCCGGCGACAAGTCAAGTCCAAACCAAGTTTCCTTTTCGGGATCTAATGGTATTGGCTCGGTCTGACATAAAGCCCACTTTTGAGCATCAATAGCTGAATTGATTGTATCAACCCATTGACATAAAACTTCAGTTCGCACAATATCAGGCGGATCATTGATAACGGCTTTTAAATTATCTGGATGAATTGTTTGCCCTAATGATGGGTTGGCTTGAGCAAATGCTTTCCAGTTAATCTCGCCTGACGGAAGGTTAATAGGCGCATCTGGTTCGGCACTCCACTCAAACCAACCGATCGGATCATTGGTCGTGGCTGACGCCAATGCCCTCTCACGCAATTTGTTGAGGATTACTGAATGTTGATCTCCAGCATTTGAATAAATCCATACTTGAGGATTTTGTGCAGCCATCATGGTATAACGCATTGATGACCAGGCATCCTCATCTTTATATTCTCTTAATTCGTCTAAATGAATCGTAGATGGTTTGGAAATACCACGGCTTGCATTGTTTGCAGCTTTTACCACAAACCGCCGACCACCTTTAAGTTCCATTTCCTCAGCTCCATGTTGCCAGCGGATTTTCTTTACCTCAGATGCCAAGCGATCATTCTCCTCAATAATTGAAACCATTTGCCTAAAGGTTTCCAATGAGGTAGTCAATCGGTGCGCTGATGATAGCTGTAGATTCTCTCCCCATACATACATGCCGGTCAGGATTCGAAGCATCATAAAAGTTGATTTACCATTTTGGCGTGCGATTAAAAGTCCAGCCTCGGTATGATG